TGTTAAATGGATAAGAATACAGCTTGACCTAGACTCGCCTAATATATGCCCTATAAGGAAACAAATAAAATGTTAGCTTCAAAGTTTGAAATAAGACAAGAAATTTATAATATTTTTTCTGATTGGGGTAAAAAGCCTTACTACAAATGGGAAATGTATTCTAAATTACTAGAATTAATAGACAAAAAAATTGTTACTTACAATGAGGTTTATATCATAGGTGAAAGTTTAGGCTTTCGTAAAGATATAGTACAAATGCGATTTAACGATTTAAGGAATATGTAATATGGAGTACATACCAAACGACTACGAAACAACTAAATTTAGAATTATTAAAAGGTCATTTATTTTATTAGTAAGAATGTATGGCTATAACAAAGCTGTTGAACATGCTAATGATTTATATGGTAAACAATGGCAATTATATAAAAATGAAGTTATGCAATGGTATGACTTTGAAATACTAGGGGTAAAATATGAGCGTTAGAAGTGATTTACAAATAAAAGTAGTGATAGATTTTGATATTGATCACTATCCTGACTTTGAAGAAATACAAAAAATAGCTGAAGAAGAAGTTATAAAAGGCAGTTTTAAAACAGAAGTTTCTTATAAATTAGAAAAACCTAAAACATTACAAGAGGTTATTGATTCATGAGTATTAATAATGAATTTAAAGACATGTCGCCATTTGAAAAAAAAATGGCAAAATTATCAATTAAATATCAAACAGACTTTATGAGTATGAGTGTTGAAGAAGTTGCAGATATTTTAACTCTTAAAGATTGGTATGAGTTGCAAGAATTTATTAAGAATGGTTGTAAAGAGAGGGTTTTACATTGATAGAAATAAACACGAAATTAACTAAGTCAGAATATGAATTACTTAGAGCAAGTTTAAACAGTTTACTTAAAAAATTCTACGCACATACCGATGGAACTTATATTACACTTCTTGATTTAGCTGATAAGCTAAATATTAAAACAGACTACGATAGAAATGTATTACCTAAAAATAGGGTAAAATATATAAGGGGGAAATAATATGAATTATTTATTTTGGTTTATATTGCCGTTTGCAGTATGGTTAATGTTTTGGATTGTAGTTGACTTTATGACAAGGAACTGGGGTTCAAACGATTTAGAGGACATAGTGAATTGTAAGTGGGGAAAAGATAATGATTACTAAATTATCTGTAATATTTGTTTGGTTACTAATCTTAACTTTTACATTTTGGTTTTGGTCAACATTGATTGGGTGGTTAATATGATAGTTCAAGGCATAGAAATACCTAAACACTTACAACACCTATCTAAAGAAACTCTTAGAAATCTTTTATACCTTTTTAGACAAAGAACTTAATGAACTCCTATTGTTATTCATGGCAAGCAGAGTTAAGTGATGAACACTGCGAAGCTATAAAGGCTTTATACATAGAGGGCAAGCCTAAAGAAGCTGAGATAGGTAATGTTGCAAGCATAGATAAGAATGTAAGATCATCTAATATCTTGCCTTGTGAATATGATTCTGAAAACGGTGCATATCTAAATAGAATTATGAATCAATATATTACTATGGCAAATCGTGAATGCTTTGGGGTACAACTTAACGGCTTTCAAGAATTTCAAATAGCTAAGTATAGTAAAGGTGATTTCTATGATTACCACATGGACTCTAATATTTTTGACAATTCTTCACAAAGAAAACTTAGCATTACAGTACAGCTATCAGACAGCATAGACTATGTGGGTGGAGACTTTGAGTTTAGTAAAGATATGGGAAAGCTAGATAAAAAGAAACTTAGAGAAAAAGGAACTATATTAGTTTTTCCGTCTTTTGTTTATCACAGAGTTACTGAGGTAATTAAGGGTGATAGATTCAGCCTTGTCGGTTGGTATGAGGGAAATGACTGGGTCTAACTTATTTTTCGCTAGAATATTTAATATTAAGTCCTGACAGAGTACAGAGTCTGTTTTTTTCATCAATGCCTTTATCTGTGAGTTGAAAAGTATTATCAACTTTTTCTACAAATCCATGCCGTATAACATCTTGTAGCATTTCTTGAGGAGTTTCTTCTTTGAACATAACACTTAGTATTACACCAAGCCTTTTGTTCTGTGTCTTGCTTAAAGCCATTTAGATATGTTCCCAACTTTTACCCTCAAATAATAAGGCTTCTGCTTCTCGTCTACGAATTAATCCATCATTTACAACGCCGTTTACTTTATTCCAACGCTTAATTTGAAACGGTATTTCTTCATATATTGCTTGATTTAAAATCATTAGTAATGTGCTACTTTTTAAATTGCTTGGCCCTAAATTAAAAGTCCAAGAAATCATAGCATCCATTTGATGTTGATTTAACGGTACAGTCACTAATTCTTTTACATAGTTACCATATTCTTTTAGTTCATCTATTAACATATTTTCAGCTTCTTCCTGTGAACATGTATCACCTTGCTTTACGCCATGAGTAGAACCATAGCCAAGCGTCCAAACTCCTGCTGCACATTGGTATGCTTCTAATTTACAACCCTCAAACTTTTTTACTAAATCTATTCCCTCTTTAGATATTTGCATATTAATTACCCCATGTTCCGTCATTCCTGACTTTTGCTGTTTTTGTTCCACCCCAGTATTCAACTGCGTGTCCCTCTTTAATAAGTATTTGACAAATGTCTTGATTATCTTGCGTATAAGGAATTGCAAGTATTCTGCCATATTTACCTTTTCCTAGTGATTTTATTTTAAATGAACCGAAACATAATTCTGATAATCTAGCAGATGCTTTTTTACCTAATGCTTTTTCTTTTAAATTACGAGTCCTTGACTCAGGAGTGTCAATGCCTGCCAACCTGCAGCGTTGTTTATGGAGTTTGACATTAAATCCTAAGTCAAGGGTAACATCTATAGTGTCGCCGTCTACGACTTTTTCTAGTTCTGCGTTATAAACAAATGGTGTCGTCATAATTAAATAGGTGCTTCTGCACCTTTTGTTTTACTGTTTAGCTTTACCGATATTCAATGCCAGTAGCTCTAAAAATTTATAGAACTTGCCAATCATTGCATCGTCTTTTGGAGTAGGTGTTAATGCACAAACAATAGATGCTAAACATACTACACCTGTGATTATTCCTATCCATTCTCCTATAATTCCCATATTAATCTCCTAAATGAAATATATGAAAATTTAAGCCTAGCAGATAATTCTATAATTTACTATTCTTCTTTTTTAGTAGTTATAGTTCTGTAATACACTACGACATCTTTTAATTCAGTAATATAACGCTTAATTTCTTGCATGTTATAGGACATTACTTCGTAATCTGGCACAGTCATAGCTAAAAAAACAAGTTCTCCTTCCTGTTTTTCTATCCTTTCCAGTTGTTCTTCCCAGTTATCAGGTGTAATAACTATCCATTCAAGCTGTTTTAGGTCTATTTCCCTAGGCATAACAGGTTGAATAAACTGTCTTTCAAGTGGTTTAGCAGATACTTCTATTTGTTTAGTTGGTAATAGACTGCAACTGTAAACCATTATCAAGGCTATCAACAGTAATGCTGATTTCTTCAATATTTTCCATGATATGTTTAGTGCCATTATTAATTTTCCTCTCCATTTCTATAGGATCAGCTAAAATCTTTGCTGATAATTCGTAGTTTTGTATAAACTGTGTATATCTATTAAGTTCTCTTTGTGCTGCTTGACTTTTTACAGAAAGACTTTGCAATTCTTGCGTTTGTTCTTCAAAATCTTTTTGTAACTCTTGAATAGCTTCTTCTTGAGTTGCGATAGCACCCTCTAAATTTTTATTATTAGCTGTTAGTATTTGATTTTGGCTATAAAGATAGTAAGTAGATAAACCTAAAATTAATATTATTCCTATAAATATTTGTTGCATTATAAATCTTCTATTATGTAATTAAGGCCACCTGCACTTCTGTATTCAATAGTTTTATTACTAAGATCACGAAACTTTAAATGATTTTCTTTTTGAACAATAATTTTTTTACTAATATAAACTTTATCATCTGCATCTCCATATTCTTTATTAAAAGAAACCCTTATTTGATAATGCTGAATAAATAAGCTAAAAAACCATTTAATTATTTTCTGCATAGTCTTTATTCATGCATTCTGACCATTCGTCTCTTTGAATTTCTTCAGGGTATGCTGTGTAGAGTAATTCTCTACATTCGTTAAATTGTTTCCGCCATGATGCAGGATCATATTTATCATTCCATTTTTTTTCTAATGGTGTGGACGCACAAGCAGTTAGTACCACACAGATAATTAAAAATTTCATTATCCGTTTAGTGGGTTATCGTCTTTTTTTTCTAATTTGCTTAAATCTTTTTCTAGACTTTCTATATCAGCTTTAAGCGTAGCTATATCAGTTTTGATATTTGTTACATCAGGAATATTAATGTTATTAATTTCTTTTTCAAGAAATTGCACAGAAGTTTCTATAGATGCAAATCTTTCTTCAATAATTTGCACATTATCTTCAGCTTCACTAATACCACCTATTTTAGCTTCTAAATTTTCAAGTCTGTTAACATATTCAGCACCCTGATATCCGAAGCCTGCCAAAGTTCCTACTATGCCAACAAGTGCAATTAATTGTGTAGTTTTATTTTCAAACCAATCCATTATTATCTCCACATATTAGGTTGATCATTTATCATTTGAT